AATAATGGTGTTGATCCAAGAATTCTTCGATGTGTATGGGAAAAGAATCTAGAGGTCCGGGATGAGAATGACCGAGACTGGGAGAAGATGACTGGTCGAGCAGTTAGCGAAGACTAAAATATATCGTATCTTTTATCCCTATCTAGAAATACAAATGGTCTTTTATCTACAGGTCCGTCAAAAGAATATCCAAACATATCAAGTTCTTTTTTAACTTTTTTCTCAACCATTTGCTTAATTTCTTCAGTGTAGAATTCTTTATAGTTCCTTTTTTGTCTCTTTAGGGAGACGTTTATGTGTGATTTTGAAATATTCCTGTCGACTTTTTTGTCAAACACTATGTTGTTAAGCTGTACCAAGCCATTGTGTATATACTCAGACCTAATAAGTAAATCAACACAGCATCTTCCTTTATTGTCAAATATTTGGTGAAATAAGTTCTTTCTACATGGCAGGTAAAGCATCTGATCCTTGCAGTATTCAGTTAAGAATTTTTCATATCCAAGGCCATTGCAACGAGTACAATGTATTCTACTGTCTTTGTGGTCTGCGGCACATCTAATTGTTTGCCCGGGTGCTCCGACCATTCCTGAAAAATAACAGCTTATTAGATAGTCGAATGGATTTCTAACTGTTGCAAATCTTAGTATGCTCGGCTTTATAGGCTTTTGTTCTCCAACGATGTATCCGCTAACTATTTCACCTTTTTCAAGAAGATCTTTGTTGAGCACTCTTGCCATACCTTCCCTGTCTACATTTTCGTATGCCGGATAACTATGAAATTGCTCATGATTACCGTGCGCAGATATTGGAATGGGAAAATGTCTCACATATGAGCCAGCTGCTTTGGGAATGTGAATAAAATAAAGTTCCTTAAGATTTCTATTTTTTAGCTTTTGAATTCTTTCTTGATATTCTTCATCACTAAGCATTCGATCCTCGTGTACTTTTCTATATTTTTAATTATAATTAAAGTATGACTGAAAATAACTTTCCAACAGGAAAGCCTCATATTTCATTTTCTGAAGTAAAGATATGGAAAGAGTGCTCCTGGAGACACAAACTTATGTATGTTGATAAGGTTGACACCTTTGAACCTTCACCCTATCTTGACTTTGGAACAGCTGTTCACGAAGGATGCGAGACACTGCTTGAGACAAGAACAGTAGACAAGAAAAAGCTTTTTAATGATATTACTTCTGCGTGGGAGAAAAATGGTTTTGACAATCCTGACTGGGTTGAGAAACAACCCGGCTGGTATAAGTACGCACCCGTAGAGACCTGGTGCCAGTGGGCAGAAAATATGTGGGATGAAGTTCCCAATTTTTTAGATGATACCTTTCCCAACTGGGAGCCTGTAAAAGCTGAGGAGTACCTCTATGAGGAGATTGAGGGAAAAAGTATAAAATTTAAGGGATTTATTGACGCTGTTATCAAGGTTCCAAAGAAGAGAGGGGAGGGATACAACTACTGGATCCTTGACTGGAAGACAGCTCAGTCATACGGGTGGAGAAGAGAAAAGAAGCAAAGTCTTTTAATGACGGCACAGCTTATTCTATATAAGTATTTCTGGGCAAGAAAGCACTCTATACCTCTCAAGGATATACGTTGTGGTTTTATCCTTCTTAAGCGTGGAGGTAAGCCTGGACGTATCTGTGAGCTTGTTACAGTATCTGTGGGACCGAAGACGCTAGAGCGAGGGATTAAGATGATGAATAGCATGATCTCTTCCGTCTACAGGGGGATGTTTTTAAAAAATAGAGACTCTTGTAGATACTGTCAATTTAAAAATACAGAACATTGTACCTGATTTACTTTATAATATCTCGATGATAATATTTCACTGAGGTTTATAAAATATGTCAGAAAAAAAGAAAGTATTGGTGCTTTCTGACCATGCCCTAAGCACATCAGGTGTAGGCACACAGACACGCCATCTTTTAAACGGTCTTTTACGACAGTACCCGGGACACTGGACTTTTAGACAGTTTGGTGCAGCCCTAAAGCATTCAAATTATGATACTGTTCAGGTCAGTGATGACTTTATCATAAAGCCAATAGACGGATTTGGAAGTAGAGATATGATAAGAGTTGCTCTTGCAACCGAAAAACCTGATATTCTTTTTATCTTTACCGATCCGCGATTTTTTATCTGGCTTTTTGAAATGGAAGATGAGGTTCATCAAATGTGTCCAATTGTCTGGTGGCATGTTTGGGATAATGATCCATACCCAGACTTTAATCATGTCCTATATGAGTCTACAGACTTGATTAATTGTCACTCTCACATGACATATGATCTAATAAATGATCGTGTTACACCCAAGGTTAACTTCATTCCACATGCAGTCCCAGAAGAGTTATTCTTTCCAGTATCAAATACAGAGAGGATATCATATAAGAGACAGATCTTGGGAGATGATAGACTTGATCATTTTGTTGGAATCTGGGTCAATAGAAACGCAAAAAGAAAAAGACCTGCTGACGTCATTGAATCATGGAAAAAGTTTTTAGAAATTTTAGAAAAGAAACACGGACATAGAAGGGCTACCTTAATCATGCATACCGACCCACACGATCAAGAGGGTCCGAACTTAATTAAAAATGCAGAGCTTCACGGAGTTACAGATAGCATATTTTTCTCAAATGAAAGACTAGAATTTGAAAAAATGAACATACTATATAATATCTCAGATTTCTGTCTAAACATTAGTTACGCAGAGGGGTTCGGACTTTCTACTCTCGAAGCAATGATGACAGGATGTCCGATCGTTGCTCTGAAGACAGGTGGTCTAACAAGACAGGTTATAGATCATAGAGACGGAACAGAGAACGGAGTTGCAATTCCCATAGAGTTTAGATCACTAGTAGGATCTCAACAGGTTCCTTTTATCTATGAGGACTATTGCACCAATGAGACAACAGCAAAGTCTATTTTAAAGTTACACGATCTATCTCCCGCTAAAAGAAAAAAATTAAAAAATAAGTGTCTTAGCTATTCTAAAACAGAGTTTGGAATTGAAAAAACTGTTGATGACTGGCATAGAACGATGGATAGTCTTTTAGATACCTGGAAAGAAGACTATAAAAGATACGAATGCTTTACTCTATAGGGATTAATCAATAAATGAAAAATGTTATAATAAGGGCTCCTCTTTTATCTTATAGCGGATACGGAACTCACTCTAGGCAAATTTTTAAGTGGCTTCTGACAAGATCTGATTTCAATGTCTCAACTCAGATCTTACAGTGGGGAAATACTTCGTGGATGATAAATCCTGACATGGAAGACGGTCTTGTTGCAGATGTCATGAACAGGTCAGATCCAGGACAGTCAAAGTCTGACATATCTTTTCAAGTTCAGCTTCCGGATGAGTGGGATGCAAGCATAGCTAAATTTAATGTTGGTGTTAGTGCGTTTGTGGAGACTGATATGTGCAATTCTGACTGGATTGAAAAAATTAATCAAATGGATCTTGTTATTGTTCCAACTGAGCACATACGTGACACTATACTAAGAACTGGAAAACCGACAACACCAGTCCATGTTGTTCCTGAATCATATCTTGAAGAAATTGAAGAGAATCTAGATCCACTACCTCTCAATCTAGATACATCATTTAATTTTTTAATTGTTGGACAGTTTACAGGCGGCTCACCAAGAAATGATAGAAAAAATCTTTTAAATACAATGAAGTGGATCTTTGAAGAGTTTTCCGACGATCCAGAAGTTGGCCTAATAATAAAGACAAATCATGGACGAGGAACAAGAATTGATAGAGAAATAACTAAGCAAAAAATTAAGCAGGTGATCGCTGAAGTCAGACCTGGACCATATCCAAAAGTTCATCTCATACATGGAAATCTAACAAATAAAGAAATTGCCTCTCTCTACAATGTAGATTCAGTAAAGTGCTTTGTAAGCCTGACAAGAGGTGAGGGATTCGGATTACCACTTCTTGAGGCATCTGTTGCAAAAATTCCAGTAATTGCAACAAACTGGTCTGGACACTTAGATTTTTTAAACTCTGGAAAGTTTATTCCTGTAAACTATAGGCTTGTTGAGATTCCGGATGATAGAATTGATGGAAGAATTTTTAAGAAAGGATTCAGATGGGCAGATGCTGATGAGACAGACTTTAAAAAGAAGATTAGAAAGTTTAGGCATAATTATAGTAAGCCTAATCAGTGGGCCGCTGACTTGTCTGATCGTCTAAGAAGTACATTTTCTCAGAAAGCTGTCTGTGAGAAATATGACAGCCTGTTCGATAGTGTCTTTGGAGATAAAGTTTGACCTGGATCTGGATTGCTATTTCCTGCATCCTGTTTCCACTTTTGTGCTTCTCGGTCTACTATAACTACAAGTTTGGCGTAATAATACTAAACGTTCAAGATGGAATTGAAGACTCTCTTGATATTCTTGACGAAAGATATACGAACATGACTAAGATACTTGAAATGCCTGTTTTCTTTGACAGCGTTGAAATTAGACAGGTTATTAGAGATATCAAAGATACAAGGGATTCAATTTTAAAAATTGCAAACATCCTCGGCTCTATCGATAAAAGCTCCATTGAAAGCGATATAGGCAAAATAGAAGAAGGTTGAAATGGAAAAAGCTAAGAAGAAAGTTGTCAAAATAAGAAGAAGAAAAAAGGGTGCAAAAAGAAATCTATATTTCCACTCAGGAACTCATGATGCAATTGTTAAATTTCAACAAGAAGAATCTAATAGTGAAAAAGAAAAGCTATATGTTACTGATATACTTCCTGCATTTGACAAGCTTGTAGAAAATTTAATATTTATTCATGGATTTAAATCAAATCATTGCTCGTATGAAGACCTTAAAAACGACTGTGTTGTTTTCTTATATGAGACTTTAAATAAATTTGATCACAGCAGGGGAACAAAGGCATTCTCTTATTTTAATGTAGTGGCAAAAAATTGGCTAATTATTAAAAGCAAGCAACGCGCAAAACAAAATAAGAGACAAGTTAGCATAGATGATCCGTTTTCAATTAGCAAAAGGGATATGCGTGCAATCGAGACATATAAAATAGCACCTGAGCAAGATGAGAGAATTTTAAAGAGAGAGTCAATTAAAAACATGTTTTCTCTTATGGAGGAGATAAAAGGAAAGCTTTCAAGCGAAAATGAAATTGCCTGCATTAATGCAATAATCTGTCTTTTTGAGAAGATTGACGATCTTGATCTACTTAACAAGCGTGCAATATTTGTATATCTAAGGGATATATCAAACTTAAATCCAAAGCAGCTTTCAATTGCGATGTCTTCAATAAGAAAGCACTATAAGTCGCTGGTCAAACTAGAGGAGTTTGATATATTCTTTTAAAGGGGGATTAAAAAATGACAAAAAAAATTGACAGGCTTCAAAAATCAATCAATAAAAAAAATAAGAAGATAGAAGACTTCGGTGACATGCTTGACGCAATTGAGAGCACTGAAGATAAGAAACGGCTTTTGTGGAAAGAGATCTATGAAAATGCCCTAAATGATAGAGAGAATGCAGGCATGTTATTTATGGATCTCATGACTCAATCCCAGGGAAATCCAGGAAATCACACAACATTCGGACCAATCATGGCAAAATATCTTGAAAGGATGTCAAAGTCAAATGATCAAATACTAAGGCTAGCAGAGATTATTGATAAGGCTGAGTCAAAGGCAGAGGTAATAAATCCTGATGACATATTCAGCGAGATAGGCGGATAGAGATGGGAGGTTCAGATCCAAATAGACCCCTTGGAATCGGATTTAGAAGAAGGGGTCCTTCGTCTAGAGTGTTTTATACAGCTGTTGTGAAGGATTTTTATTCAAATCCGTCTGACCTTGCAAACTATCATAAGTACTCTCTGAGCGGGACGGGTGAAGGACCAGGAGTTGGAAACCCACAGTATGTTGATAGAATGCCAAGAAATAGTATATCAGCTTACGTAGTCTCTGATAAAAGAGGAAAATTTAAGAAACCTTTTATATTTTATCCGTTTTTCTCTCCTCATCTGTGCCTACCAGTAAAACCAGGAGAGCAGGTCTGGGTCATATTTGAGACTCTTCGGGGGAATGAGACGCTAGGCTACTGGATTACTAGAAAGTGTGTTGATCTACAAGTAGATGATCTCAACTATACACACGCAGATAGAATGGGCTCGACAATAATGTCAGATCAGACTGAGGGAAAATCTACAATAGATGATCTTCCCCTCGGCAGCCTATTTGACGATGCGGGATCTACTGATGAAAACTTTATAGGACCGGGATTTCCAGATGGATCCCCGGGGAGTTCAACTGGTAGAACACTTAGGGATGGTCTTCGAGAATATAGAGAGATAATTAGTCTTTCTGAAGCTCTTGGAAATGTTGGAAGCTGTAATCAGTTTATTGGTGAGCCAGTTCCGAGATTCTCAAAAGCAGTAGGAGATGTAGTTCTTCAAGGGTCTAATAATGCAATGATAGTTCTCGGGTCTGAAAGAACAGGCCCAATAAATACAGGAATACCTGACACAGAAACTATAAATCCCTTCCCAGGAAACTTGCCACCAAGCGGCCAGGGCGCAATTGATATCGTCGTGGGAAGAGGACAGACAGAGGAGACAGCAGCATTTAGTGCTCCCGACGGAGTCTTAAATACACGTGGATATTATGAGATCCCAAAGAATCCAATTGAGAGTGAGTCAGGAGAGGAAAATGCGTATGAGGGAAATCCAGACTTCGTAAACGATTTTTCTAGAATTTATGTATCTATGAAGTCTAATGGAGATAGTAACTTTTCATTAGTGTATCCAGGTACAGAGGGTGACGATGAAGGCGAAGTTGCGCAGGTTGCTGAAAGCCCGTATACTATTATAAAGTCTAGCGAAGTTAGACTGGTAAGCAGGGGTAACGGTAGTATAAGAATTGTCAAAGAGGGTGCTGCAGATGAAGACAAGGCTGTTATTATGATGCTTGAAGATGGGACAATTATGGTTGACGGCCCAAAGATTGTAATTGGGTCTGGAATAGAAGGCTCAAATGGTCAGGGCGAGCAGGTCATAATAGGAAGAGGTGCCACTGAGCCCATAGTTTTAGGAAATGAGCTAAAAGAAATTCTGGATGGATTTATGCAGGAAGTCATTGACTTTATAGGATCCTATGACGGTCATACACACGGGTGTGCAGTCGGACCAACAAGCCCACCCGTGATCCTCGGACAGCCACAATCAGCAAAAATTGAAATTAAAAAGACCAGCCTAATAAACATCCTAAGTAAAGTTGGAAAGACAAAATAATGGCACTAAGAGAAGATAATCTAACTGAATTATTACAACAGTTTATGTCAAGTCCAACTACCTCCACTGATACAGCAGCCTGGTATTGGGCAACAGCCCTAAGAGATTATTTTCTATCAATGCGGATTGTGACACTCAATGCTCGTCCGATTATCGTTGCCGGAGCTGCAGTTCTTGCAACTGCACTAATGGAGACATTTGGACCCGCTTCGCTTCTAGTGGCAGAGGAAGATCGGATGAGGTTTGCATATGCTCCAGTTGATATATTCAAGCTGGCTGTCAATAATGCAATTATGGGATCCACACTTGGCACCACAGCATCAATACCTCCTCCAAAGCCATTTTGGAGGAATATGCCTAGTTCGTTTAAATCTTTTAAAACTGCTGATGAAGCAATTGAAGATATTGCAAGCAATATATATATTTGGTCAAAAACTGGTACATACACCAAGGCAAATGGAGTTACACTTAAGTGGGGTTGAATTTAGATAGCTGATTATTTATCTAGGTCTATATTTAGTTTTTAGAGGTAAGTTAGATTGAGTTCAATAAGTTTTAAAAGCTCTGGCAATAGAGTTACTGATAAGAAGTTTAATAGAGAGGTCGATCCTCAACCTATTGGAATAAAAACACCTCTAAGATTTGGGTCTGGAGTCTCAGGAATCTTTGAGATGCATACAGACATAGGTAGTCAAATTCAAGATAATTTAAAAAATCTAATTTTAACAAATCATGGAGAAAGACTAGGTATTTACGATTTTGGTGGAAATTTAAGAGAGCTAACTACAGAAAGATTGGCAAAAGATGACTTTGATTCAGAAGTGATGAAAAGAATTAGAACAGCAGTTGAAAAATATATGCCGTATGTCGAGCTCTCATCATTTGAATCATCGTTTAGTGATTCACCCGCTGTAGATTCTATTGCAGAGGTTAGCATTAAGGTATTTTACAATATTCCAAAGCTGGGCCTTTCTAATAAGGGAATAGAGATAATTTTACATTGTATAGGATAGTTTAATGGCAATAAAGACAAAATTAAAAAAGAGTGAATTTAGATCTTATCTAAATAAGGATTTTGAAAGCTTTAGGGCTGATCTTGTGTCCTATGCTAGAACTTTTTTCTCTGACAAGATTCAGGATTTTGGAGATGCAACTGTCGGAGGTCTTCTTCTTGACATGAATGCGTATGTCGGAGACGTTATGAGTTATTATTTAGATCATCAGTTTAATGAGCTAGATATTGAAACAGCAGTTGAAGATAAAAACATTCAAAGACTTTTAAGAAATGCTGGTGTAGAAATAATGGGTGCAACTCCCGCTGTAGCAGATGTTGATTTTTACATAAAGGTTGACTCCAATCCTGACGATACATCTCTTCCTATGCACTCTTATCTTCCCACAATCGTTCAGGGAACCATAGTCAGCTCTACAAATGGTGTTCTATTTACCCTGGTAGATGATATAGACTTTTCTGAAAAAGATTCTGACGGAAACTATGTTTTTCAACAGATCACACCGGCAAATGCATCAAGCCCGCCAAAGCAATATATTTTAAAAAGATCTGGAAGGTGTGTCTCTGGATCTGTAGTCAGAAAGGAATTTAGTATTTCAAATAAGTTTATTCCGTTTAGAAAGCTTACTTTAAATGGTACAAACATATCAGAAATAATATATGTAGTAGACACAAAGGGAAATAAATACTATGAAGTTGACTCTCTTGTTCAAAACGTAGTATATAAAAGAGTTTCAAATCAGTCATCTGACAGCGCAGATGTTCCTGAAAACCTAGAGCTTCTACCGTGCCCATACAGATACACTGTTCAAAGAGATGCAAATACGGGAACAACATCTATAAGATTTGGATCTGGAAGGGCAGACACTCTAGATGATGATATTATTCCAGATCCAAGCGAGCTATCATTGCCCATGTATGGAAAAAAGGAAATAAAGAGATTCTCTATAGATCCAAACAACCTTCTAAGAACACAGTCTCTTGGAATATCACCAATGAATACGACAATTTTAGTAGAATACAGACAGGGAGGCGGTCTTTCACACAATGTCTCCGGGGGGTCAATAACAGGAATAAAGACCCTATTTACAGAGTTTAATACAAATCTACATGCCTCTGTTCAGACAAGAATTAGGGCATCTGTCGACTGTACAAATCCCCAGGCGGCCGCTGGAGGAGAAAATCAGGTCTCTCTCGAAGATATGAAAAGATTACTTGTGTCTGCTAAGAATACACAGTCAAGAATTGTAACAAAGGCTGATTTAATTTCTCACATCTATATGATGCCATCGAGATTTGGAAGAGTTTACAGGGTCGGTGTTAGGTCAAATCCGGATAATCCTCTTGCAACTCTTCTGTACATTATTAGTAGAGATGCCAAGGGAAGATTGACGACCTCTCCCGATTCTTTAAAGGATAACTTAGCATTATTTCTAAATGAAAATAGATTAATTTCTGATGCAATTGATATTCTTGATTCTCCCATTGTCCATGTTGGAATTAATTATAGTATTGTAGTTAATAACATTGCTAATAAAAAAGCAACAACACTTACTATTAATTCTAAATTAAAGAAATACTTTCAAGTTGCAAACTTTCAGATAGATCAGCCAATAATGACTGGAGACATTCAGAATATCATCTTAAATTCACCGGGTGTTATTTCTTTATCTGAGTTTGAAGTTATAAATCTAAATGGATCAAATGACGGAAGGGTCTATAGTGATGTTATATTCAACATAGATCAAAACACGTATAAGGGAATTATCTCTCCAGAGGCTGGTGGAATTTTTGAGATAAGATATCCTGAATTTGACATAACAGGCGTTGCAGAATAGGTGAAAAAATGTATAGAATACTAACAGCAAGCAAAGACACGTACATTACAAATAAAATTATAAATAATGACTTTAGAGCAACAGATGCTAATGTTGGTCTTGCTGGCACACTTGATTTATTTAAGCTGTACGGTGAATCTAATTCTGGATCTAATACAACGCCAAAAGAGCTTTCTAGAATCTTAATACAGTTTGATTTAGATCCGCTTAGATCGATGACTGGGTCTATCTTAGATATAAATCACTCATCATTTAAATGTTTTCTCAAGCTTTCAGATGTGTATGGCGGACAGACAACACCATCTAACTTTAATATCCTTGTTGCTCCATTGTCAAAATCTTTTGACGAAGGTGTGGGAAAAGATATTATTTCATTTTCCGACATTGACTCTTGCAATTTTATTACAGCATCTGTCTCAGGACAGTCACCAACCCTATGGACTTTTACAGGATCAAACAAAGAGGGTCTTTTGGGAAGCCCAGATATAGACATCATTACATCTGGAAATTTGAACGATGGAAATGGTGTCGCCTTTCTCTGGAAGTCACAGCTATTTGAATCAGGAGACGAGGATCTTAACATTGATGTGACAGCAATTGTCTCTGGTGTTCTAGCTAGCCAAATACCTGATTGTGGATTTAGAATTTCACTTAGTGGATCTGAAGAGACAGATGAGAAGACAAGATTTGTCAAAAGATTTGCATCTAGACATGCAACTACTGTTGAAAATAGGCCTAGACTAATAGTTCATTATAATGATGCACAGCAAGATCATCATGAAAATTTCTTCTTTAATCTTACAGGATCTATTTTTCTAAATAACTTTCACAGAGGTCACCCCTCACACATTCTTGACGGAAGAACTGGAAATGAAGTAAAGGGCGCAAATTGCATAGTTCTAAGAATAGAATCAGGCTCTCATGACAGAGGAACATTTTTTACAACATCCGTCACTGCATCTCAGCACAAGATAGGTTTAAACTATATAACTGGAGTTTATTCAGCAACATTTGCAATAGGTGAATTTTCATCCGGAACCCTTAGGAATGAAATAGTCAATGCAGCTTCTGCAACCTTTAATACATACTGGGGAAGTACTGACTATAAGCTTGGTTTTCACACTGGCTCTTTGATGGTCAATACAGTTAAAAGAACTAGTTTTGATAATGCAACTGATAAGTTCTATCTAAACATTACGAACTTAAAGTCAAGATATAGATCATTTGAGAAAACAAAGCTAAGAGTTTTTGTTGAAAATTTAGGAAGAGAGGTTGTCTTTAAAAAGTCACCAATTGAATCAAAAAGTGAAATATTTTCAAAAATGCACTACAGAATCAGAGATGCTCTAGACGGAAGAATCATAATTCCTTTCGACAGGGCATATAAGGGAACTTTACTATCTACAGATTCTGATGGAATGTTTTTTGATTTTTACATGGAGTCTTTGCCGACAGGAAGAACATATGTTTTTGACTTTTTAATTGAAGAGTTTGGTGTTGATAGAGTCTTTACAAATGTTGGATCTAAATTTAGGGTAGATGAATAATGTCAAATGATAGAGTTCTTGTACAGTTCAAGCCTAGACTGTTTACCCCTACTGTCGTAAGGGGAATTCAAGATAATGGTTCGAGAACAAGAGAGACATCTCTATTTGAAGTAGCAGACTCCAATATTGAAAGTACATCTTCATTTAGATATAATGTACCTGGAGATGGAATAAAGTCAACACAGCAACTTAATATTGACTGGTCTAAATTTGAAAATCACACATTCTTTAACTCTGCCATTTCCAAGGTAAATGTTGCATTTGATAAAATTGTAAATGAATTTCCATTTGACGGAAGCAACAGAGAGGTCGAAATCTATCTCGACTCTTTGACTGGATATGAAAATTATGTTCTTCAACAATTTCCTAAGAATGTGGGATATCTTAATTTTTATGGAAGTAGCACAGCAGCCCTGGATCAGGGAATCCATATAAAGGTCAGAGACCAGGCGGGAAGCCTATATCCGCAATTTTCAAATCTTTCCACAGGCGAGAAGGTTCTAGATCCTGGAACAGACTCTTTTTCAATCGAGATGCAGCTCTTATCTGCAGCAGTTACAAATAATCCACAGGTCATATGTCAGAGATTACAATCTGATAGCTACGGATTTGGACTCTTTCTAACTTCAAGTTCATCAACATCAAATGTTGATTTGATATTTTCTGTTGCATCTGGCTCTACTTCGCTAATAGCTTCAGGAACCATTCAAAAGGGATCTTTCGAACACATATGCGCGGTATATGATAGAACAGAGGATGTTAATAAACTTAAACTTTACATAAATGAGTCACAGGTGGGAGAGTCAGATGGAGAAGTTGAGACAGGAAAGCTAGGCTTTACACCCGCAACTTTATTTACAATCGGTACAGGGTCCATTCAGCATCTTAGCGGAACAGACGGAGGAAGTGCTTCAGAGTGGAAATTTACACCACTAGAGACATTTTCAGGATCAATTGATGAATTTAGATTCTTTCACTCTGTTAGAGTGCTAGATGATCAAAAAGAATATGCAACAAAAACAATCTACGCATCTGACGATCTTAAGCTTTACTTTAAGTTTAACGAACCAAGTGGCTCAACGGGTATCAACGATGTTGTCCTGGACAGCTCTGGTAAGTCACTTCACTCAAGAATATCCAACTACTATAGCCTAAGCTCAGATATAGCTCTAAGAAGCACCAGTTCATTCTATGGATCTGACATAAAGTCACCCATGATATATGAGAACACAGAGCTATCTCCTGTCTTATTTCCCAAATTTGCAAAGGTGACAGCACTCAATAGGGAACTTCTTCACTCTGCAAGCTCTTATGATAAAGTTAACCCAAACATGATCACAAAGCTGGTTCCTACACACTACCTTGAAGAGGGTCAATATTTTCAAGGATTTAATTCAATAGACGGTGATATCGCTAATGACTATTCCGGATCTTCTCTTCCCGGATCTGGTGAGCTAGGCACAGCACAGCTACTGTCTGCAATGCTATTTATATATGCCAAGCAATTTGATGAACTAAAGCTAATCATTGATGAAGTTTCAGAGCTAGTTCATGTTGATTACGATGGATATGACTCTGTTTCTGATCCATTCTTGCTATTTGCAGGAAAGTATATGGGAATTCAATTACCAAAAATATTCTCAGACGGAAGCCTCCAGCAGCAAGTTGCAGGAGAAAATCTCACACTAGATCCATCAAGATCAGGAGGTTCATTAAACTATGTTCAGAACCAAGTGTGGAGAAGAATTCTAACAAATATGGGAGAAATTACAAAATCTAGAGGAACAATCCACAGTGTTAAGTCTCTTATACGGTCTATGGGAATTGAGCCAGACGGTCTGTTGCGGATAAGAGAATACGGAGGTCCATCCAAGAAGACTTTGAGAAATCTTCGCGTAAAGAAAGCTGAAGTTTCAACGATGATAGATTTTTCAGGATCTTTTAAGTCAATCGGGGATTGGTCAATTGATATTCCAAACTATACACTAAATGACCAAGGATTTCCCACAGGATCTCACAAGGTTCCATGGATTATGTCTCCCTATCTTAGTGCAAGTAGATTCGAAAGAGGCTATCCAGACCCTAATGGAACTATGATCTTAAAGCACCCTGAATATTCATCGAGACCATCTGAACCAAAGTCAGGATCTCTTTTTAATCACAATGTCCATGGAATTTCAAATCAAAAAAATGATGGCCTGTTTACATCTGGGTCGTGGACATATGAGGGAATCTATCAAATTCCGTCACTAATAACAGGGTCTCATTTCTTGACACAAAGCCTTGCAAGGCTCCAGGTGACAGGAAGCAACACTGGCACGAAGAATCATGGTCTCGCTTTTAATCTTGTATCTTATTCCGGGTCTAATAGGCTCGAGCTTTTTGGAAGGCCTGGTTTGCAAACAAGTCTTGTGACAGATCCAGAAATGAGGCTCGTCCTAACGGGTCCCGATATCTATGATGGAAATTTATGGAATATCTGCTTTGGAAGATATCGATCTGACGACCCAGTCTCTGGAAGTGGTCATAACTTAACATCTTCATTCTTCCTAAGATGCTCCAGGCAAAGCTACGGTGAAATAAAGGAGTACTTTACAACATCAAGCCTTTTCCAGGCATCTTCAGTTAATGGAATTTCATCAACCGGGGGAGTTCAGCAGGTTATTAACACAGCTAGAAACGCACATGGAATGTTTATTGTAATCGGATCACAGAGCATAAACACAACAGGGCTCTTATATCTAAATTCCAAATCTCTTTTGCCTGATGCCGCTTATGCAGCTGCAAGATACACAAACTTTTCAGGAAGGACTGGTCACATAAGATTCTGGTCTAAGGGATTGACTGAGACTGAGTTTAAGGAGCATACTAGAAACTTTAAGTCTCTTGGTGTTGATAATCCTAAGGTTAATTTTAACTTTAATAAAATTTCAACAGGATCATTTGAAAGATTAAGACTTGACGCAACATCAGATCAACCAGTAACTAACTCTAATTCACTAGGTAATATTGATATTACAGACTTTTCACAGCAATATGTCTTTGGAAAGACAACAAGGCCGTGGGAGTTTGTTGAAAAGTATGGGGGAGAAAGAGGGAATGAAAGAAGATATTTCAACATGTCTGGATCTGGATTTGAGACAAGTAAGAGAGTAATTATACCTCATACATTTCACTATAGCTATCTTTCTCCAAGATTTGACATGCTTGAATCTGATGAAAAGATCAGAGTTAGAAGCTATATTTCTGATGACAGGGTTGAAGATAGTGACTATGCTTACAAGGCACCGCTCTATGCTATTCCTAGAGACGATATCCCAAAAGATGATACAAGGTTCTCTGTTGACTTCTCTGTTGTTCAGGCTCTAAATGAGGATATTATGACAATATTCTCATCTTTGGATTTCTTTGATAATGCTCTTGGTGATCCGAACTTAATGTTTGATGAATACTATCCAGATCTAGAGCAATTAAGAAAGATTTATTTTAACAGACTTATTGATAAACTTAATATTAAGCAATTTTTTGAATTCTTTAAATGGTTTGATAATACGATGGGACTTATGATAGAGCAACTAATTCCAAAAAAGACTACATTTAATGGTGTCAATTTTGTTGTTGAGTCCCATGTCTTAGAGCATCATAGGATGAGATACCTATCAGATGAAATTTATTTAAAACTTTCTGAAAGAGAGCCTAGTTTTTATGACCTCTCTTCTAGATTGGGTGAGCTGATGGAGTAGATATGGCTATTAGACCATTTAAAGATAGATTTGGAAAAGCATCGGCACTAACTGGATCTGCAACATCGGGTTTAGGGCCCACTGTTGGTGTTAGTTCGTCATACGATCTAATAAATCAAGCCGCAGGAGGAATGCTTACTGCACCGTTTGATAGATTTAGACAGGGTGTTAGTGTAGTTTCAAGGAGATATATTAGAAGAGACTCACCTTCAACAGTGAACATAACAAATAGCACTGCTGTAATTGGGTGCCTTCCTATACTGACATCAAATGGATTTGATGGAGAAAGGATTAAGGATATTCACGGTGTAGAGGTAAGAGACTTCGGTCAGTCAAAATTGTTCAAGGATCATGAACCATATGAAGATCTGGCAACAATGAGGATTAGTACAAAGATAGAGTCAACCGGTACCACCGGTTCGGAGGGAGCAATTGCATATGTTACCTCTGCGTACGGAGGAGCAATTGCATACATTAACGATTCAGGTATGCAACAGTATCCAGTTATTCTCTCCAATGTCTCTATGAAATATCCTGATCAATTTGATGGTGTAATTGAGCCATTCCCAATTAGAGAGGTTATAAGCAATAGATCTGCAGAGACGCCGTTTGTTGCCCACAAGATCCGTGCACACATCATGGATGGAAATATTGAAGAGACATATGGATCCGATTCAATTACACAAATAATGGCAATAACGGGATCTCATGAAGTTGATCCATTTATAGATTCTGCTGAAACAGCAATGTCTGATGGAACATTTACTCTTTTTGCACCTGGCTTTACTTCAGACATAGAGCGTCTATCACCACCGTTCCTTGATCGAGGTTCTCCTGGTGCTGAGGGAAAGGAGAGATTTTGTAAAATTCTTGTGGGTACAGGTTCACTAAGGGACTTTGGCCTAATTGACTCCCATCATAAGTCTGCAGGATCGGGCTTTACTTATGAAAATAATATAGAAGGAACGGATTCAATAGCATTCGGCGGATTGAAAAGATGAGTGATAATAGACAGCTAGGGAATTTCAATAGACCCGTTGAAAATGTTAGAGAGTATCCAGACCTAAGATTAAACTTTACAACACTTGGAATAGGGAGGTCAGCTGGAAGACAGGGAAAGACAGATCTTGAGTATGAGATTGGATCATTTCTTTCTGGATGGTGGGACTTTAGAAAGGTTAGTAATACACCAACTGCTGTTAACATATACAATGGGGACCATAATGGAACACTTATGGGTGTTTCTAATATTCAGCTAGAGTCCGACAATCCGTTTGATGTTAAGGATGGCCCAGATAGACCAAGACCAAGATCAGCGTCATTTAATGATAGCAGTACTGTATATCTTATCGATAACGGCTCTGGTGTTGGAGATCCTGAGTATACACCGTCTGCATCTACGACTCTTGGATTTGCAGTTCAGGCTTGGGTAAATAGAACAGGGGGATCTTCAAATGATGACACAATCCTCTCATTGGCAAGAAATAATGGAAATTTAGCAACTCAGACAAAAATGGTCTATAGACTTTATTTTGATGACTCCACAGACAAGCTAACCTTTAGGCTTTATGAAGGATCTGCGGCACAGACTGCTGACTACATAGAGGAAAAAGCGGATTCTACATGGGGACATGATGGGTCTTGGGCACACATACTTCTCTATGTAGATCAGACAGGAGCGGCATCAGATCCATCGATAGCAATCTTTGTCAATGGAATTAGGCAATCTTCTACAACAACTAAGAGTAGCTGGGGAGGATTAACACTACCAAATCCGCTTCCACCTTTAACAATAGGCGCTCAGAGAAATGTAGACGGAGCTGGTAGTTTTAGTTCAAATACATCATTTTTTAAAGGTGAGATGGCTGAAATAGCATTTTGGAAGGATATTCCAAAAGGTGGTCGGCTTATCAATGAGAATACAGCTTCAGCACTATATTATGCAAGAAAGGGATTTTATGCAAATAAGTCAGGAATCTTAAGTGAGCCATATAGGCTTGAATTAAGAAGGCGTGACTCTGCTACTGGGTCTTATCCTACGATCAATAGGACAGGTGATAGAACTCGAATGGGAAAATATGGTGTTTCATTTGATGATAGAAAGACAGTAATCTTTGCAACATCCTCTGCAGCATATCCACAGGTCTTAAATTCTGACTCACCAAATTTTATATATCCAACGAGCTCAATTGGAACAATTACAAGATCTCTGAGAAAAGGTATTTCAGATGCCCGTGTTGAATTTACGCCTGGAGAATCACTTGGGCCATATGATGATAGTCTTATAGACCATCAAGATACTGACTTCTACATGACAGGAACCAAAAGAGAGATTATGGATGGATTTACATCTCCGCTAAAGAGTAAGACCTCCATATTCTTTGATATAACTCCCTCCGGTGACGAAGCTGTCCCACTAACGCTCACAAGAGCGAATAGGCATAGAAATGTTCTTCTTGAGCCAAACCTCTCAGCTACAAAGCTCTCTAAGACAGGCTTTGCGTACTGGAATAATACTGCTAGAAAGTGGGATCAGATTGGTCTTACTGACCCCCTTACAGGTCAGCCCATAAGGTACGACTATGCCATTAAGGGAGGAACCACAGAAATAAACTCGTGCACATCTGGCACAAACATGTATCCACAGCAGTTTGTTCCTTGTAATCACCAGGTAATTACAGATAGTGTTCTTGACGCCACAAGCTCACACAATGTCGGACTAAGCGGACTGCTCAAGTCATCGTTTTATCACCTTATTGGATCACCAACGATTACATCTTTTGCACCCTTTAAGACAATATACCACGCTACAAGTAGTAATACGATTAGAATGTCTGACTACATATCACATCCATTCTTACTGGAGAAGGTTGTTGTCAAGATGGAGGGTCGGGCACAGAGGGTTCACTCTAGGCCTAGAGAGGGATCAGCAAATCGACACCAAGATGACTATGTTTTCTTTATCTACAGACAGGAGAGGGCAAATATAAGCGGAAGTTTCAGAGGAGGAAGCCCGAATACTCCCACGCCATCTAAGTCTTTTAGAGTTGATTCAGCTGCAGATTTCTCAGGAAGTCAAAGATTTTTAATCTGTAGCGGTGTTATGTCATTCTACAATAGTCACTGCTACACAATGGCTGGTACTTCTCAAGATAGAAGCACTGACGGTCACTATCTCTATAAGCCAATTAATTCACCAGCATTCTCACATGATTTTGCTATTGAGCAGGGCCCAACTGGTAGTCAACTAGTCCTCCAGTACACAGGATCTTTAAATCTAGAGATTCAACCTGCAACTGCTGGAAGGGGATTTAAGGGAAGGTCTGTATTACCCAGTGCAACAATTACAGCTGGCAGGACAACATCCACCCCTAAGGCGGTCTATCACTATTGGCCCGGAGGAACCTCTGTAAAACCATTCATGCATGGGGGTCCCCGAGCTGGCATGCTGATGTCTGACTATGATAGTGTCTACCCATCAGAATACACAGGAAAAGTAGGAATTGACGCATCCTATGGGGGAAATGATGGATTTACATTTAAGCAATATTATGAGGAGCATGTTGCAGCAGCCTCTGCCACTGGATTTCCAAATGAAGCATTTGCTGCAAGAAATCTTCCCATTGAGATTATTGACCCAAGGACATTAAAGCCCTTGGGACCGCTACAATCCTCTCGAACAATATTTGCGACCAATGCAGCTGCAGAGCTCGGACTATCAACTACACCAAATCAGAATCAGTCGGCAGTTTCACCTTATCTTCTTTTTCCTGAAGATGAGATAGTCTTCGGACTAGAGGCTGCCATAGCACCTGGAAACATATCTGAGCTAACCGGATCTGGAAATAGCGGAGGAGGTTTTGGCGGACAAAATGCACTAACAGGCTCCTATCTAGAGATACCCCAGACTGAAAATAGGCACACAATTGTATTCTATGGCTCTCTAGTAAAGGATGGTGTGGAGCATCACCACTCACTTAATCAGCCCCTCTCATCTGATGCTATTCACGAGGCAATATTTGAACCAATCGTTGATCAGTGGGATATTTCTTCTGAGGCGGCAAATGCTGGAACCTATGTTGACAATTATGTTACAGGTACAATGATAGCTGAGCCGTGGCCCCATAATAATGCAGCTGATAATGATGGAAAATATGCCCCACTTTCAGAAATGAGGGGGATTGCTGGAAGCTTTATAAAGGGAACCGCACCAAATAGAGCCGGATCATTTCAGAGATCAGTGACACATATTGATTTTGCTCAGAGATTTTATGACACAATCATGCCAGACATTCAAGAATATGCAAAGAGAGCCGGTGCTACAATGCTCACATCAGGCTCAGCTGTTCCAGCAATAGTTTTTGATCCACCTGAGTTTTATATTGAAAGTCATCCTCATGGTGAAAGTACTAGATCAACAATGCCGTTTCCATATGAAGGAAATCCAGAAAGAAAATTAGATGACACTACTAGTATGCAGATTGTAGGAAGGGGTGATGGCTTCTCTGGCATGGGATTTCTATACGGAAAAAATTCACAGCTGCAGATAAAACAGCTTCTTTTCCAAATAGGGTTCAGGGGCGGTGATATTACAACTTACTATACTCCCTGGCATGGAGCAGAGACGTTTGAGTACACAGTTAATTCATATGATCATTCACATCCGCAAGCTACTGGATCCACAGGCTTTAGATACGGAATTCAAAATATAGTTCCTGAATTTCCAACCGTTGTATTTAGAAGAGATAGATACGGACAATTTAGAGATATGCTTGAGCAAAGGACAGATGGAAGATTTTATGAACCACGGCTAAGTGATAGTGATCTTATTAAAATAGCATCAAAGACGGGAACGAGTAGCACATCTACAGTCGCTGATCCTGTCGTTATGTGCAAGTTTACTCTTTCTAGTTCAAATGAAGAAGTAAGTCCGTATTTGACAACATGCTCTAATATGAGCTATGCTGCAACTTCATCTATTCCGTATATAGACGGAGAGATTATCAATGTTACGAATCCAACAGAGCTTAAGATAGTTGCAGTTGTGAAGGGAGATCTTGCAACATCTGTAAGAACTGCAACACAAACGCCGTCTACAAAGCTTGGTGGAAAATTTTAGTAGAGCATAATGTCAACAGACCTAACAGCATCTGACTTAAGAAAAGTAGAATCAATCACAGTGAGATCTGGTTCTGACGAGGGAGATATTGATGTAACAACATTTCCCAATAGGATCCAGATTGGGCTAGATGATGATGAATTCAATCATGTCAATGTCATATCAGGAAGTCTCAAGGTAACTGATAATATTAACGGAAAAATACTTCACTATACACATCATAACTTTACAATAGCGTCAACTAGTGTGAATTATGTTCCCATGAACTCATTAGTAGAGACAGCAACTGTAACTGATCAACAAGTGGGATTTCAAGCCCCGCACGACGGTCAGCTTAAGGAGGTCATGATAAAGGTAAACGTTGCGTGGGGTTCTTCACTGGGTCATGCAACAACAATTGCTTTTCACAAGGGTCCGAATGGAACTGAGAGCGTTAGCGCATCAGCCACTGAGTCCAAGACATCATCATTAATAACTGCAAATACATCTAAGACTTATTCCTTTTCAAGCTCAACATTTAACTCAGGAGACACTGTTGCCGTATCAATTGATCCATACGCTAGCACTTCTGGAAAAGTAAGGATGACTTGTGTGTGGGAATATGACACAAACACATAATTAGTGAAGAGAGGTAATAGTGGCAGGTATATTAGATAATAAGCTTCGGATAATGGATGTTATTGTAACCGAGGAAGGAAAGCGTCAGATTACTTCTGGTAAATTAAAAATTGAATTTGCAACATTTACAGACGGTCATACATTCTATCAAGGAGACATTGCAAGCGGATCAGCAGATGCTTCAGATAGAATTCTATTTGAATGTACATCTCTACCTAGAGACCAGATTACATTTGAAACAGATGACTCTGGAAACTTAATAGCATTTACGGGTGGGGACATAGAGGTTGGATCTGATGGTACAATCTATTCAGGATCAGCAGACGGAAGACTCGAACCTGTTACAAGTGGATCTATTTTTTCAAGCCTCGTAGATGGAGTTCTTTCATCATCAATTAATAATTTTAAAAGCCTTCAGACAATTGGATCAAAGACCCTTTTAGATGATAGTGAATTTGAGACAGACGCAAACTTTGTTGAATTTTATATATCAAACACATCTCCATTTTCTGATCCTGACACTGCATCAATTAGCCTAGACAACATTGAGCCGCTCTTTATGGATTACAGACTTGGTCACATTACAAATTTTGCATTTTTGCCCCCTATGATATCTTCTGATAGATCTACATCAGGAATAGCAGAATCTTTCGGTGAATATACAGACATAAATCAAAGAAGAGTCGATACGTGGTATGATCTACTTCAAAAACTATGGCCAGGATATCCTAGTGAAGAAAGTATTCCACAGTATAAGACTATTAAATTTACCAAGACGAGTAACTCTAAAAATCTTATGTGTCAATTCTTTGAATCAGGTGGGATAGTCGGATCCAGCTTGAAAAAGCTTGATGTTATTGATTTTGGCATATTCACACTTGATGATGGATCTATGAAGCATGCATTTTTTGCGGGAAAGATATTTATCGATAGTGTGGGACAACCAACATTTGTTAATTTATTTACTATAATCTTTGACAAGGCCAGTTAATGAAAGTAAGCTTACCGACAATCTCAGCTCTCCAGGATTCAGATAGTATCTGTACTATTGAAAGTAGCGAAGTAACTTCGACCGGTGACATTGTATACAATTATAAATTTTCAATAGATGCTACAACTAATGATCTTTTAAATAATGATGTCGTTAGCGTCAAAGTATCACTATTGCCTGCAAAAACTCAAACTCCTACAAATGATTTTAGAAAAATAGCATCTGGAGATATGGAGCCTGTAACATCAACCACATCAAAAACTTTTACCTCTCTTGTTCAGGATAGTTCTGGCATAGATCCCGTAAGAAGTAAAAATGCATCTCAGTCAGGAGGAATGACACTATCTGATAAAAAGAAGGCAGCGTTTGGTAAGAACTCTACATTGTCAACTGCTCTATTAAAAAGTCATATACAACTAAAGGAAGCTATTTCAGAAAACAAAATTCAAGAAGCTGATTCTCAAATAGGAGAAGCCACTATGTCTGTTGATTCATCAGTAAGCGATGAATCCAAAAAAGCACTCTATAGATCTAAATTAGAATCAAAAATTACTTCCAACACTGGAGATTCAATTTCACTAGGTGGAAGAGTCTCTGATATATTTTTCGACGGAGGGTATAAAATATCAGCACAGCCTGTCAGTAGCGTGTCAAGATCGTCTACATTAAGTGAATCTGTAATTCTTGATACTGTCTTAGTTCAGCAATCATCTCCGAGTGTTCTTTCAAACATTGGAGAATCCAGTGTTGAGTATGAGGTTGACTCATCAGGAAGAGTGACATATTCAACAGGATTTAGAAATATTAGTCAATCTACTAGTCAAGATTCTCTAGCAGGCATCCTTGAAAGATCAGGAAATTCAAATTTAGGAAGATCATCTATAGACTCAACTTCAAAGATGGCTAGCTGGTCTGCCATAGTTGGTCACGGTGTATCTCCCACAAGCATTGTTTCCAGAGATATGGGAGAAATTTTATGTTCTGCAGAAGAAAATTTTTCAGGAACTTCAAAAAGACTGGCGAGTCATTCTAGGAATGATGATATTGATCAGCTATCTAGTACACTTCGAGCTGGTATTGAAAAATTTCCCTCAAAGTCTCCCTCAACCGTCGATGAGATTTCTTCAAATAGCATGGTTTCCGCCAGGGTTGATACAACATCAGAAAAAACAACGTTTACATCAGATATTCAAGTTTCACAGTCTAAGCTTTCAGATCCTGGAAAATACTATGCTGTAATAGATTTAATTGACAAATCTGGAAGAATCATTCAAACAAAGACAAGAACCGTAGATCACAATCAGAAAATCGAAGACCTATACAGATTAAAGGTACCACCTTCAATTTTTGCATTTCAGTCTGAAGACTCTGTGATCAATGTGGCACTAAATCAAATGGATCCAAACGGAAAAAAAATAAGACTATTTTCAAAATCCATGGATCCCTCATCGTTTTCAAAGGGATCTGGGTTTAGTGAAATTGGAACATACGATGCAACATATAATGGAGACTCTATCATGATATCTGTAAATCCTCACCCGGGAAAGACAGTAATATTTAGAGCCATTGCAATTTCTAGAACCGGAATGTTAGGAACATTTTCAGATACTGTAGTTAAATCAATAGCAAAACCTCCAAATCTAAAGGCAGCAAGCAATCTTGGAATTGTAAACCTAATGTCTAGAAATACAACTTCTGGAATAGACGTTTTAGCAAAGGGCGTTGCTGGAAATCCAGTATCGATTTATTTTTTAAGAAAAAACATAACAGCAGGAGATAGAAAGTTTGTAGCACTTTCACCTAAGAATGGTGATCTTATGTACAGAAACGGTAAGAGATATCAGCTATTAGATACACTAGTCTTCGATGGAAACACCTATGAGTATAAGTGCAAAATGGTCTTTGCCGATGGAATCGAGCGTATTTCAAATAGCAGCACAATCATTACAAGAACACGAATCCAGGAAAATATCTCTGTTTCATCATCAAATCCGTCTGTTCGTAGCACTGGAAAAGTTGGTTCTTATGTTGTATCAATTTCTCCAAAAATAGAAATTCCTACATCTGATGCTGACTTGGTTAAAACCACATTTGAAAACTTAGGCCTTTCAGACCTATATTCAGAAGAAATTGAAGATATCAAGAGTGAATTTGAAAATATAACAGCTTTCAATGTAACAAGATTTGATACTGTAACTGGTGAAGAGGAAGATTTTGGAATAATTTCAACTGAACGTTTTGAGGACATGGGAGACCAGACGAGAGGAATTTCAGCGCCAGCCGCTGGTCGGGAGTATGTGTATAAGTTTGATGCACTTGTAAGAATTCCTGATGATATAATTAGTGAAATTAAAACAACACAGCCCTCTAGAAATATTAAAAAAATGTCAACATCTGCACTTACAGTTGCAGGAAGATCAAATAGCGCAGTTTCAAATGATATTAACTTTAATTTCTCACAGAAATTTACATCTCCAACTGCAATTAGAAATGGAACACTTTCGTACGGAGGTGCTCTTGCATCTAGACACGCTGAAAATTCATTTGAAATGGGAATGACAGGAATATCAAAAACAGTCACAGTTAAGACACCAGATACAGAGATCAAAATCAAGGCAAAGAAGCCAAGGATGGGAAGAAGCGGTGGCGTTAAGCTTAAATGGACAGTGGACGGAAGCATAGATAAAATAGATCACTTTATCATTATGGCAAGTAGGCTTGGAGTCACAGTTCCAGTAGGAACTCATCATGCAATCTCCAAGACAGCTGGATTTGAATATACAGATGAATCACAGAGCGGAATTCTTGGTGATGTTGAGTATAGCATAGTGCCAGTTTTCTCTGATTACACACAAGGATCCATAAGTACTATGGGATCTGTTACTATTCAATAGGAAGTTTAAAATGGGAACAATTGACGCTATGCAAACTACAACGCCCGTAATGGCTTCAACTGACTTATCAGCTGCAAGAAGCATATCGGCTGGACCAGCTGTAAGTGTTACATCTGGAAAGTCTCTTGATGAAATTGGAAAGACAGCAGGTTTACCAGTTCAGACATCTGTATCTGATATTGAGGGAAGTGTTAACTTTATCTCAACAACAGATGATGCACTTACTAGCTTTACAAATCCTGCATCCGCGCTTGGTCTTTCGACACTCGCTCCTGAGATAATTGGATCTTTTGACTTCGTTCCACTTTATAAAGATTCAGGAGAAGGGTCAGAATCTACCGCTGTTAATGCAAATGTCTATAATGCAATTTATCAAAATATGCTTTTTGATAGTCTTACAAGAGAAGCTGCTAGAAATTGTCTGCAGGCTTTAATTAAGAATGAGAATGGTGTAGTTGACACACTGATATCATCAATTTCAGAAACATCCTCTCCCAGCTTTACAAGCTATTCTGAATTCATGTCAGGTCTTGCTCATATAGGACACTATTCTTACTTTGTTAGAAGACTGATGGAGGGAGCAGGGACGAACCTTTTTGATGACGGATATATTCTACTTTATAAAATGTTTGACAAACTTAGGTCAGCATTAAATTTCAGAAATATCGCCCCCTCTTCATCATCATTTTTTGCAAAATATTCTGAAGGTCTTGGGATAGCTGATAGTCAAGGATTTTCCATATCAAATAAAATTGGAGATTTTGATACTATTATAGATATCCTACAAGACGTGTGCGGATATGAGGATTCTGAGCTAACAGCAGCCTCTAATACCAGGCAGGTTGCACAAATAGTCCAGGACCTAAGAAGAAGTATTTTACTTTCCCCCATTGGTGCAAGCGATTCAAGAAGCTCTGATGTAGAGGAGCCCTATAATGTTATTGATGATATGGGCGATGAAGATACACAGTACGCTTTTGCAGAAATTTTATCTGGTTTAAATTCTTTAAATACTACTTCTGAATCATCTGGTACCGACGTAGGAACAATCTCTGAATCAGACTTTACATCATTTAGAAGCGGTGTCACCGGTCTTGAATTCTTTAAAAGGGTTACATCAATATGCGCACTAATCACAAGAGATGTCAATCTTTCTTTTAGAAAGAGAACACTGTATGTCCTCCAGAATGCTGCTAGCATTACAGAAGATACAGATGGTGCTGTATACGGAGAGGGAAAAAATCCTGGATTGAAAGTCTTGATTGATGATACTGTTGGAAGTATTGGGGGTGACCTGCTATCATCATCACCAGCGACTGAGTCAATTGCATCACTTTTGAATCCAGATACCGGCGACGGTAGTAAGATTCTTTCATTTGAAAAGTTTTCAATAGACGATTCATTTGGTGATGGAATTGCCGGATTTGATGCATTTTCTGGAGATCTTATAAACTGGCTGCAGAATCGCGAGGACACCACGGTCATCAATACTTCTGGCCTAGGGTTTAATGATTTTGCCACCGATTTTCTAAGCAAGGCAGACAGTCTAAGAAAGATGGTTCCGATTCTCATCGGAGGTGCAAGAGGCTCTAATTCACTTTGGAGAAATCTTACAAAGTATCTTGCAAACTATCTAATGAAGCAAGGATTTTCTATAATAGATAACTCGTCTTCGAGTGGAGAGATGCTAGGGGGAACAGGATCGGGTGTAACAATTGGAGAGTCTGATGCTCTTGAATTTGTTAGATTTGGAATAGCTATAACAGCTGCTGATAATTCTGAAGTTGGATATCTTCTGACAAAATATCTTGATCTTAGGAACCTTGCAAAGAAGATGAGCCTTCTTCCGACTATTGCCGGATCCGGATCAGGTGTGCTATCTGGAGAAGGAACGACAGGTGTGACATCAATAGCGGCTGATTTAGAAATATTGATGATTGAACAATCTTACGATCAGTTTTATTCTGCAGCAAAAGATCTTGCTCAAAAGATTATAGATGTAACTGAGACAAGCGATGTCTGGAATGCATTTCTTTCAGGAAAGGATGAGGGTGATCTCGGTGAAGGAACAAGGCTTTACAAGGAAAGTGCAACACAGTCAGTAAGCACAACAATTGACACATTTAAGGGTGAGCCCTATGATGTTGATGCCGATGAGATAGCACAGTCTAACATTGATGTTATGGAGACACCTGTAGGCCTAGCTCTAATGACACTTTCACCAGAATCAGGAAATGAGAGCATCTTTGATATTCCACAAATAGTTCTAGACAGCTTCTATGAAGATCTTGTTGAGAAAAATATGGTCTCTAGTACAGGCAGCTCTCTTGTAGGCACTAACCTAACAGAATGGGACATTATGAGGCTGAACAGAGCAACATCAAATTCAGTTAATATTCTGACACCGGGTGACGGAGAGTTTAGTGATAGTTATGTTGAAACGCTTAAGTCGATGGGTGCAGGAATTGAGACAGACTATAGGGGCTGGTCAGATGCTTTAAGAAGAAGAGCAATAATGTTTATCATATCTGATATCTTATCAGAGTTTACTGATAGTCAGCTGCTTATAGGAATGGATGTAGGAGATTTTGCAGTAACCAGCGAGGATTCTTCGACTTCGACATCAGCAACAAAATCTGCATCTTACGCAGAGCAGACTGAGTCATCAAGTTCGAGGGGCCCAGGACAGATTGATACCCTGATTGCAAGTCCGATAACAAAGGCAGAGGCAATTAATCTTAGCGAATATGATACTGCTGAAGCAAGTCTTGATATTACATCTAACGTATTTTTTAAGTTTGACGAAGCTAAGACGACACAGCTTTTGGCAATAATGAGAGACTTAAATGACGATAGCAAGATATCTGATGAAGTAGTTTCAATGCTCTCAGGCGTGGGAAATGATGCATTTGATGGAGAGATATTTACTGAAATA